GTCCTTGCTTCCGGTACTGTAGTAACTCCATTTGCTGACGCTTAAGGAGGTCTATAATGGCTGATGCAGTAACATCTCAGACCATAGAAGACGGTGGCAAGAATTTAATTGTCAAGATAACTAATATTAGTGACGGTACAGGTGAGTCTGACGTTGCTAAAATTGATGTGTCTGCTTTAAATGCAAACCCGACAACAGGCGTGGCGTGTAGTCGTGTCTCAATTCAACGTATCTGGTTTAGTAACGTTGGCATGGGATTTAAATTATTATGGAACGCAAGTACCAATAAATTTATATTTCAAGCCCCTGCTGACTGGACAGATACTTGGGATTTTTCTATGGGCAATGAAGGGAAATCAGGAATACCAAATAATGCAGGTAGTGGAGTCAATGGAGACTTGCTGTTAACAACAGTAGGTCACACCGATGGCGATTCTTACAGTGTGGTTATTTGGGCACATAAACATTATTAACGGAGAAAAGTATGAAAGGTACTAAAGGAAAAGCTATGATGAAAATGGCTGGTGGTAAAAAAACCAAAGGCAAAGCTATGATGAAAATGAAAGCTGGCAAAAAAACTATGAAAGGACCAGAAATGTATCAAGATTTGGTCAAAAGAAAGTTTGGTGGCAGAGTGTAAATGGCAACTAGCGGTTCAGCTACATTCAATCCAGACTTTACAGAACTAGCAGAAGAAGCCTTTGATATGGCGGGAGTAGAGATGCGTTCTGGGTATCATTTAAGGAGTGCTAGACGCTCCTTAAATACCATGTTTCTTGAGTGGGCTAATCGTGGTATAAATTTATGGACAGTAGAAAGCGGAACTCAGGCTTTAACGGCAGGAACTGCTTCGTATACTTTACCGTCTGATACTATAGACTTAATAGAACATTCTATTAGAACTAATTCAGGTAATGTAAGTACACAAAGCGATACACGATTAAATCGTATATCTGTTTCTACTTACTCTGCTATACCCAATAAACTTTCAAAGGGCTTGCCAATACAGATATATATAGACAGACAGACAGCAGCACCTGTAGTTAATTTATATCCTGTTCCAGATGATGTAGAAACTTATACATTGTTTTATTACAGGATAGCTAGAATTGAAGATGTTGGTTCACCGGGTTCTAATACTTTAGATTTACCTGCTAGATTTTTACCCTGTGCTACTGCGGGACTAGCTTACTATTTATCTGTAAAACATTCAGATCAAGCAGAAAGGGTTTTAGCATTAAAAGCTATGTATGATGAACAATGGCAATTAGCTTCTTCTGAGGATAGAGAAAAAGCTTCTGTAAGATTTGTTCCTTTTGTAAGCAGAAATTAATGAGTAGTTTTGCGTCTGGTAAAAAAGCTATAGCGTTTTGTGATCGGTGTGGATTTGAATATCCATATACTGATTTAGTTTTTGAAATATTTAATCAAAAAAGAACAGGATATAAAGTATGTAGTGAGTGTTTAGATGTAGATCAACCTCAACTACAACTAGGTAAACATTCTACTGATGATCCACAAGCTTTATTAGACCCCAGACCTGATAGAGGATTAGCCTCTAGTAGAAGATTTTCTGCATTTGATCCTATAGGTGGTGGTATAACAGAATTAGGTTCATCAACTTTAGGTTTAGATATGTTTGGTAAAGTAGGCAAACTTACAGTAACAACGAGTTAACTATGACATACGCAGAATTAAAAACAGCAATACAAGATTATTTACAAAATACAGAAACAACTTTTGTTAATGATTTACCTACGATAATAAAACAAGCTGAAGAAAGAATTTTAAAAATGGTACGTCTACCTGTGTTCAGGAAAGCCGTACAAGGTAGTCTAACTGATGGTAATCCATATTTAGCAACACCAACTGATTTTTTAGATACGCTAGATATAACTATTATTAGTTCTAATTCTCATACTAATTTACTTAGAACAGATGTAACTTTTATAAGAGAAGCTTATCCAAATCCAACAGTTAAAGGGACTCCAAAACATTATTCTTTATTTGATAATGACACATTTATTGTGGGTCCAACACCAGATGCTGATTACACATCTGAATTACACTACACCTATAGACCTACTTCTATAACGGCAGGTTCGGATAGCGACTCAACTTGGTTATCAACTAACGCATCTAATACTTTGTTGTATGGTTCATTAGTTGAAGCATATACGTATATGAAAGGTGAGCCTGATCTAATGAATTTATATAATGACAGATACGAAAAAGCATTAGCTAGATTAAAAGTTTTAGCAGAAGGTAGAAATACTACAGATACATATAAAGACGGCACTTTACAAATACCTGTGTCGTAAAACATTAAGGAGCAGATAATGTTAAAAAAACCAATAAAAGACCTTAAAGGTAAACAAATAGCTATAGTTGCTATGGGTGAAAGCCAATTAGATTTTCATATAGCTACCGCACATAGTAAAAAATATGATGAAGTATGGGCTATAAATGCTATGGCAGGAGTTATACCTAATCCGGATAGAGTCTTTGCTATGGACCCCATGACAAGATTTTTTGATACTGATGATGCAGGTAATCAAACAGAATTAATGCGTAGAGTTTTACCTAAGTTAACTTGTCCTATATATTCAGTAGAGTTAGATGAAAGGGTACCTAGCATTGAACTATATCCTATAGATGCTTTAATTAGAGATACTGAATGCGGTTATTTAAATAACACAGTAGCTTATGCAATAGCCTTTGCCTATTGGAATAAAGTAGGTTCTGTGGCTATGTATGGTGCAGATTTTACTTATAAAAAATTAGTTTACTTTGCTGAAATGGGTAGAGCTTGTTGTGAGTTTTGGTTAGCTAAATGTATGGAACAAAAAATAGATGTCTCTATAGCACTGAGGTCAAATTTATTAGATGCGAATGTAGAAATAAAAGATAAACTTTACGGTTATCATAGATTGCAAGACCCTGTAGTAAGCTACATAGAAGATAACAAAATGAAGGTTTGTAGATACTCAGAGGTTATAAAACAACAAATGGTGCCCTATGGCATAACCGGTAGAGAAGACCCACAAACAGAATTTAACGACATAGTAGAACCAAATAAACCATAATGCAGACAGACAAATTTGAATTATCAATAGGTAATGTAGGAGTAACTACAACTCAAAATAGAGGACATACTGTTGAAGAGTTAGCTGAAATGGCTACAAATAAACTAATATCTATAAGTGATGATGTTGATCCTATGGTTAAAGCACAGGCACACGCATTTAAAGATAGATGTAAATGGATCATTCAATACTATGTAAATGAGGGAATAAAAAACCACGTTTGCACGGTATGTAATGAGTTAGAAAAACAAGGTCAAAAAGACTTAGCAAATATAATAAGGAGACTGTAATGGCTATTACACAAGCAATGTGTACTTCTTTCAAAAAAGAACTTTTGGAAGGTGTGCATAATTTTAAAAACTCAGGTGGTAACACATTTAGATTAGCACTCTATACGAGTTCAGCAACTATGAGTGCTGCAACTACTGCGTATACAACTTCACAAGAAGCTAGTGGAACAAACTATACTGCTAAAGGAGATGCTTTAACAAGAGTTGACCCTACAAGTTCAGGAACTACAGCATTTACTGATTTTGCTGATTTAACTTTTGGAACAGCTACAGTAACAGCTAGAGGTTGTATGATTTATAACGACACAGCTACTGGCGATCCAGCAGTTGCAGTATTTGATTTTGGAGCAGATAAAACATCTACAGCAGGGTCATTTACAATTACTTTTCCTACAGCAGACGCAAGTAACGCCGTAATTAGAATAGCGTAATATGTCTGTTGGATGGGGTCGATCCACTTGGGGTGCAGGTCCTTGGGGTCAACCTGCCGTAGTCAATGTTAGTGTAAGTCTTACCAGCGTTGCAGGAACTTCTGCATTAGGCACAGAAACAGTAAGTTGCGATGCAAATCTTACAGAAACAGGAGTCACTTGTACTGGTGCTGTAGGTTCTTTAACAGCAATAGGTGCTGCGAATGTTACAGAAACCGGAGTAACATCAACAGGAGCCGTTGGTTCATTAGTCGCAACAGGTGAGGCTAATATAGCAGAAACCGGTGTTGCAGCTACAACTGCTGTAAATAGCTTAACAGTTACAGGAGTTTGTAATTTAAGTTTAACTGGAATAGCTGGAACAACTGCACTAGGTAATGAATCTGTAACAGGCGATGCTAACGTAACCGAAACAGGAATATCCGGTACTGGTGCAGTAGGTACATTATTAGCTGCTGGTGTAGCTATAACAGGAGTTTCAGGAGCTGCTTCAACTGTAGCAGTAGGAGATGAAACCGTAACAGGCGATGCTAATATGTCTGTCACTAATGTTGTGGGAACAACAGCATTAGGTAATTTAAGTCTTGTTACTAATAATATAATTGCAGTAACTTTAGGAGCAGCAACAGGATCAGTTGGAAATTTAACAATAGTAGGAAATGCTATAGTTCAACCAACTGGTGTATTAACAACAGGAAATTTAGGAAATTTACTTGTTTGGGGCGAAGTAGTACCCGGACAAACACCAAATTGGTCTAGTATAAGTGACACACAAACACCTAACTGGTCAAGTGTGAGTGATACACAAACACCAAATTGGGAAGAAGTAGCGTAACGGAGAAAATAAATGGCAAGTACATATGTTAATGATCTAAGACTCAATGAAATGGCGACAGGTGATGCGTCAGGAACTTGGGGAACAGTGACAAATACAAATTTGGAACTGATTGGCGAAGCTTTAGGTTTCGGAACAGAAGGCATAACAACCAACGCAGATACTCATACATCTACAGTAGCAGATGGTGCTACTGACCCAGCAAGAGCTATGTACGTCAAGTACACAGGCACACTAGATTCAGCTTGTACTATTACGATTGCACCAAACACTATAAGTAGGATGCAGTTTATTGAAAACGGCACTACTGGTTCTCAAAATATAATAATTTCACAGGGTACAGGAGCGAACGTAACTATACCAGCTGGCGATACTAAGGCAGTTTACTTAGATGGTGCTGGTAGTGGAGCAGCCGTAGTAGATGCTTTTGCTAGTCTTTCTACAGTAGATTTAAAAGTACAAGACGATTTAACAGTTACAGGAGATTTAGACGTTGATGGAGCGACCACAACAGACGGCATAACAAACGCTGGTAACTTTTCTACAGATGGCGGAACAATTAAACTAGATGGAAACTACCCAACTGGCACAGGTAACGTAGCTTTAGGAGATACAGCCTTAGATGATGGTTCTTTAAGTGGTGGTAATAATACAGGTATAGGTAATGCTGCACTTACGGCTAATACTACAGGTGCTTCAAACGTGGCTATTGGTTCTAGTGCTTTAGCAGCAAATACAACAGCATCTTCTAACGTAGGGGTAGGTACTTTTTCTTTAGATGCTAATACAACTGGTGCGGGGAATACGGCTGTCGGTACTAATTCTCTCACAGAAAATACAACTGCTTCTAATAACTCAGCATTTGGTAGTGGTGCATTAGAGTCTAATACGACAGGTGCTAACAATGTTGCAATCGGAGCAACAGCACTAGATGCTAATACTACAGCTAGTAATAACAATGCTTTAGGTTATGGAGCATTAGGAGCGAATACAACTGGTGCATCTAACAATGCTTTTGGTAAAAATGCTTTGTTAGCTAATACGACA